GTGGCTCAGGCCCCGGCCTGGGCGCATCACCCGGTGGGCTAGGCCCGCTGAGACGGCCGCCAAAGTCGCCCGCGACGAGGCGCAGGCAGCCGTGGCCGCGGAGCGCGCTCGGCAGGAGGCGCTCCCCATCGAATCCAGGGACCAGGCATCCCTGGACGAGCTGACCGTCGCGCTGGAGGTGGCTGAGGCCACTTTGAGGGCTGAGACCCGGCGCGACACCACGACCGAGTGGCACATCGAGCCCATTGTGCCAGCTGAGGAGCACGTAGGCGATTTAGTCGTCAACGATGCTCTCGTCGCGCATCTACGCGTTCATGCGTTGATGCAACCACGCACCGCGGAGCTCCGGCTGACCATGGCCAGGCGTGCTCTGCAGTGGCAGCAGGCGAAGGGAATACCTGACGAGGTATTCGTCCTTTTCGCCGAAGGCTCGATCGCTCGAGCGTACCATCGAACGCCGCAGGCTATGGCGGCAGATGCGTACCTCGGCGCAGCCGAGATGGGGCCAGACGTGGCCGCAAGTCTGTGGGCAGTGGATGGCCGTGCCCCAGCAGCCACAGTGGTAACACTGTGGGATGTCGTCGCAGGTAGGACCGCATGGCGCACCTACCTGCAATACAAGCTTGGCCTGTTAGGTGGCCAAGTTGTATACCGAAGCGCCTAGGACAGCACGCATAGGATGGTCGCCACTTGTTGTGGAATACCCGAGGTGGGTACATACGCCCCGGGCAACTACATCAAAGTGGGCATGCCGACCATTCCTGCGAGTGCTTTCAAACACAAGAGGCGTGTGTTCGCCGCGTATCGGCCGCCAGCCGATATCGCGGGGCCGGTGCACGAGTTCGATCAGTGCGCCTGCAACGAGCTCACGGCTCTGACCGGGCGGGTGTTCCCGAGCGACGAGGTACCTATCCCCACCAGTTTTGGTGAGGTTAAGAGGGCCTTGGATTCTTTGGTGCGCCCACTGGTACGGCCCAACGAACACGTTGCGCCCATTTCCGACACGGCTGTTGCCATGGGATATAGTGGCAACAAGCGCACCAAATACCTTCGGGCCGCGGAGGACCTGAAGCTGTCTGACCCTGATCGTAGGGATAGTCGAGTCAGCATGTTTATTAAGGCTGATAAGCTCGACTTGCAGGACGGCTCTGAAAAACGTGGCTGCCCACGAGCGATACAATTTCGCTCAACAAGGTATGCGTGCCGTTTAGGTGCTTATCTTCGGCCTATTGAGAAGCGCCTGTACGGAATCAAGGGAACGCGCGAGTTCGGCGTCCAGAGGTCCCGGCTATGTGCCAAAGGTTTGAACGCGCGACAACGTGCTGCTCTGATCCAGAAGAAGTGGGCGGAGTTTGCTG